TTTTGAACTCCTCTAGGTTGGTCAAAAAGCATATGGTCTGAATCAGCAGTTCGTTCCTTAATCCAAACGAATGAGGGGGCAAATCCAACTCCAGTTAATGATCTTGCTGTTGAATTTCCACTATATAATAGTGTGCTAAAATAATCTTTTGAGTTTATTCCATATGCCATAGTTAATTCCTTTTTATCATATTAATTAAAAGCTGTTAAGACCTTTCGTACATAAGCTTTGGTATCCACTAGGACAATTGTATTCAAAGATTCCACCCTCACTAGGTGAAGTTCCAGCACTAGCAACTTGTGTTGTTCCAAAATATCCTTGACCAAAGTTCCATTCTATCTGTGAAGTTCCTGAAGTTGAAGAATCTGCACACATAAAAAATACTTCTCCGTGTTCAGTTAAAGGATTAGTTCCAAAATTTGTTAATCCTGTTACTGAACCTGTTTTACTGCTACCACTTGTAGGGTCGCCACTATTTAACCAAGTTCCATTTTTTCCAAGATAAAAAGCGTAATTATCCATATCTAAAGCCATCATAACAATATCATCATTAGCATAACCACCATAGGTATTGGAACTAACATCATTAGCAGTATAAATTGCAGTTCCATTACCATACCAAAAAAAACCACTTTCAAGATTTGTAGTCCAAAAATTATTTGTTGCACTTGTGTAAATCTTGCTATTACAAATACCTATCCAACTTCTATCTATGTTAGGTATTTTAACTTCGCAATAATATTTACCTTTTAACATTCCTAAACTTGATCTTGCTAAAGCTTTAACGCTATTACTTCCTGTATTAAAAGTATTATTACCTCGTGAAAGAATATCACCCATATTGTTAGTTGCGTTAAACCATCTGTCTAAAAAATTTAAAGTAGAAAAGTTATTACTAGGTGTATCTACATTTTGAGTTAGTGTTCCTGAAACTGTATATGTGTTTGTGTTACCTGAACTATCTGTACCCATAGCACCACTATTTTCAAATTTTAAAAAAACTCCATTAGTGCCATAAGTTACACTTGGTGCAGTTTTTGGCTTCCAAATTCCTGATGTGCTATCTGTTTCACCAAATACTGTTGGTGCATAAGAATAACCATCTGTATAATGAAAATGTGTTATAGTTCCATCAAAAGCATCACCTCCACTTGATTGTGAACCTAAATATAAATGATGACTTGATGTTGATAAATCAAAACTTGCATTTTGTGATGGTACATCTGAGTTAAGTAAATCATCTTGTAATTCGCCATTTACATAAAATCTAAATCTATCTGCAGAAGTTCCATCTGTAGTATCAACTTGTATATGGAAATGATAAAAAGATGCTGGGTCTCTAAATTTGTTATTAGTTTCTATTCTACCAACATAAGAACTTCCGTCATGGGTATAAACATTGACTTGATCGTTACTTTTAAATTTCATTAAATATTCTGCACTACCAGCTTTAAATTGAAATACTTTTTGATCTGATGAAAGTTTCCCTCTTTTAATCCAAAAAGATATTGTACTTTTTGTTCTATTTGTTCCATTTACTTGTGCTTTATTTACATTAGCCATAATATATTTTTATCCAAATTGTCCTGAGTTGTTTATACCAACACTCACAGTAATTGAAAACTCTCTATCTGCCGTCTGCGATTCTGCGTCACTTGCTCGTATAGTGAACGTGTAAGTTGTCTCTCCTGTTGGTGTTGGTGCAGTTCCTGTTATTGCACCTGTACTACTGTTTAAAGTTAAATTCATTGTAGAAGCTGGTGTGTTAGAATTTGATGTTAAAACAGATGTTGTTTCTGAAAAAGCTACTGTTGAGTCTGATGAAGCGTCAATATCTAAAGATACTGTGCTTCCAGCAGATACACTTCCTAATGAACCAGCAGATGTACTAAAAGTCGGTGAAGCAGAAGCAGATAAAATAGCAGAAGATGATCTTACTGCATTTCCGTCATTGTTTTCAACACGAATAAAATATGAAGCAGAAGCAAGAGTAAATGTTGCATTTAATGATGTTGCATTTGTAAATGTTACTGCTGTTGCTCTTGTAATTGCACCAGTTGATGAGTTAATAGCTTCAACTATTGGAACAGAAACAAAATTAGTTCCAGCAATAGTTATTTGTGTAGATGAACTTGGTGCTACAAATAAATTAGAAGAAGTTATAGTTGGTTTAGTTTCTGATATAGAAGCAAAAGATAAGACACCTGAACCATTTGTAACTATAGCTTGATTTGCTGATCCGTCTGCTGTTGGCATTTTAAAAGCAACACCATTTGAATTTAATTTACTTGAAATAACTTTTAAATGATTTCCCATATGTGCGTGTGAAGAACATTGATAATATAAAATGTTAGGTGTGTATTCATCTACTGCTAAAAGAGTATATGCACCTGATGAACCTGGAGTTCCATTTGTTGTAACTCCTGTTGTGTAAGCAGTTGTTTTTCCAGCATCTAAATAAAATAATAATGGGTGTGTAGCATTTGTTCCGTCTGCTTGGTCAAATTTATAATAATAAGGTTTTGCTGTATCAGCACCACCTAAAGTAAAAGCTGGAGATTCTAAACCCTCTAAAAAATATGCTGATGAACTTCCTACACCACTATAAGGGTGTGCTGTTGTTTTTGTTCCAACTGTTACAGTATAAGTAATTGGTGCAGAAGAAGAACCATAAGCACCTCTATCGTGAAATAATGATGACAAAGAATCTAAAGTAACTGTGCTATCTACAAGATTAACTGTATCAGTTGACATATCAAAAATAGCAAAAGAAACCCAAGCATCATTATCTGCATTTCTAAATTTTAATGTATTTGAAGAAGTGTCAAACCACCATTGGTAAGCATATTTAGTACTTGGCTCTGATGATGAAGAATTATTTGATACAATAGCAGATAAAGCATTGTTTAAATCTGTCCTAGTTGCTGGGAATGTTTGGTTACTTATTACGTAATCGTGATTTGCCATTAATTAAAATCCTTTTGCTATAAAATCAAATGTTTTTGATATTACAGTATTAGATGAGTTTTTAAAAGTCACATTAAACCCATTAATTGTTTTACTTTCTACTAAAAAATAATCTCCTGTTGCCATTCCTTGTCCTGTGATACCAACTGCATAATTAGCAGTTTTATATGGATTTGTAAATGCAACAGTTTTTGTTCCAGCACCACTTAATATATCATTTCCTGATTGTATTCTATCTTCCATATCAACAGTTACAGTTGCTTGACTTATTACTGGAGTCGTTACTCCATCTCTTGAAATTAACACTAATCTAAACTTTAAGTATCTAGCAGTATAATCACCTATTACAAAGTTTTTAAATTCTGTAAATGTACTATTATCACTACTTACAGCTATTTCTAAATGTGCGTTTGAGTTACTTGGAGAATCTCCATCAAATGAACCTGTTTTGTCATCAAAATCACCACTTTCAGAATCAAATAATTCACTAGGGTTTTCTGCAAATTGTGCAAGTGTAGCTGTTATTCTTGATGTATGAACTGCACCTATATCAATAACACTTGCAAATTCATAAGTTCCATTAGACCCTAAATTAGTTAATCTTAATAAATTACTATCTAATGTTAAATTAGTTTTTGTTCCTGTAAAATTAGGATTTTCTGATTGAGTTGTTATATTATTAAAGTTTCCAATAGATGTTACATTAGTTGCAATAATAGTTTCATTGATTGAGAAGTTTCCTAATTTATCAACTGCCTTAATACAATAAGAACCTACTCTAGCTGGAACTACGATAGAGGTTGCTGGTCTTGATACTTTTTCTACTAATGATACTGAGTTTTGCCAAGTAGCACCACTTGTTAATGTTGAGTATCTTATTTGATAAAAAGCTAAATCTAAATCAGATATTTGTTCCCAAGATAAATGTGCTTCCCCATTAATAATATTACAAGAAAAATCTGTTACATCACTTGGTGGTAAAATACTTCCTATAATAGTTCTTTGTGCAGTAACATAAGTGCTAGACGCACCACTTACACCAACAGCTTTTACTCTAACATCATAAGTTTCTTGGTCAATTACATTTAAAACTCTATGTGTAAGACCTGAACCTTGTGCGTAGATTATAAAATCTGAGTCAGATGATTTTTTATATTCAACTTGATAAAAAGATACAAAACTATTTGGAGAAGCACCTACTGCTATGTCTAATGCTACAATTACAGTACCATCATTATAAGATATTAATTGATCTGTTAAAGTAACACTTGCTGGTGGTTGAATTAAAAATGGGTTTGGAAGTGTAGTAGTTGGTGTTGAGGATTGTTGTGCTTTACTTGCCCAAGTATAATGAGTAGCTTGATACTCTACTAATGTTAAACCCATTGTATAATCTTCATTAAAACTAACAGCTAATACTCTAAAAGCTTTTGCAGAAAAACCTAATGATGCGTGTGTAATATTTACTATATCTCCTATTGCAAGATCGTAACCATCACCACTTACATTGACATTTAATTTTAAAGCTTCTCTACTTCTTCTTAAAATTATTTCTGCCATTTCTTCTGCTTGATACGGAGAAGTAATAGTTTGAAAATCAAATCTGCCCTCTAGTAGAAAACCACCATCAGCAGTTTTCATAGTTGCGTGTTGATCTGCACTTGTTAAACCTGAATCATCTATTGGTGGAAATTGAACTTCATCTACTTGGTAGTTTCTATCAGGGTTTACAAAGCTACAAATAACTCTATTAAACTTATCGTTTTTATTTTCACTATTAAGTGTATATCCACCTAGAATATCATCTTCTGTAAGTGTAATAGAAGCTGAACCTGTTGTTTCAATAATTAATTTGTATTTACCACTTGTATAAGGAAGATAACCTCTACAACCTCTTAATATTGTTCTAACATTTTCAATAATTTTTTTTGATGTATCTAATACTGCATTACAATCAAATATATTTATATCTGAACCACCTGAATAAGGTGTTACTTGTGTTACAGCAACTTGTGAAGCATCATAAAAACTTTGTAAATCTATATCTGCTGTTGCAATACCTTTTCCATATCTTTCATTTCTTAAATAATCTAATAAGCAAAATGCTGGGTTGCTTGAAAAACTTGCTGTTTGTTCTGATAAATTAGATGCAAGAGTTACAACTTTTTTACCTTGCACAACTGATTGAACTTTTGGAATAGAACTAAAAGCATCTTGATTCCATTTAAAACGTAAAGCCAAATAAGCAATACCTCTTAATCTGTGATTAGTTCCCCAAGATGATAATGTAGATAATAAGCTTGATGCTGTTTGACTATCAGAACCAAAGTGAGGTTCTACTCTAATTAAACTTGCTGAGTCTTTATAAAAATTACTATCACCACTACCTACTTCAACTGCTGTATTATCTGCTAAATCACTTGCCCAAGTTACAGCTTTATCATCAATTCTAATTTCTGTTATGTCGTTTATTTCTCCCTCTCCAAGAATAATAGCCATATATAAATAAGTATTGTCTGCCCCTGAAGTTTCCATAAAAACTCTAGTACCACCTACTAATCTTGTTCCATAAATTACAGGTATATTTGCGTCATTAGATTGTTTATTTAATAATATACCTGTTTCAAAATCATCAAAATCAGTAGTTCCAAAATCAGGTATTTCAGGTGGTTTAGGTGCTATCCAAGATAAAGCTTTTGTTATAATTTTAATTGGTGCAGTAATTATTTTAGTAACTGATCTAAATATACTTCCAAAACCCATTATGCTCTACCCCACTTAATATCTTGTACTGTTTGACTTGAAAAATTCATACCAACATCTGAACTAAAAAATCTTTGTTGAGATGTATTATTTGTTTTACGACCATTAGTTTTGTCAAAGTCTGCCCAATGTGAAACAACCTGTAAATTTAATGTGCTTGATTTATTATTTTCTGATATTCCAAAAGTATCTATTGTTCCTGAGTATAATAAAAAAGGGTCAGCTATAAGAGCATTGTTATCATCTAAAAAACCTCTAAAAATATCTACACTATCGTTCACCACATTTTCATTAAGAACAGTAGATATAAAAGTTAAATCTGCACCTGATAAAGATAATGTTAAAGATGTTTTAGTTACATCTGTTTCTTCTGTGAAATTTGAAAGACCCATTATGAAATCAGAAGCAGTATAAGTTACACTTGAACCTGAAACAGAACTTGTTAGTGAAAATGAACAATCAGTAATATTAACAGGACTACTAAAACCGATTGAGATAAGATGTACTGGTCTAATATCATTTGTTGCTAGTTCGTTCTTTACTGCTGTCGTTAAACTTCTCGTCATAATCTTCTATTGTTCTCCTTTTTACTTTTACATAATCTGATACGATATAAGTTGCTTTATCAGATGGTTCTTCGTGTTTTCCTATATTATTTGTTTTTAAATTAACACCATCTCCATCTATAACTTCTTCAGCTATCATATCAACAGTAATCCAATGTCTTACTAAATATTTCACTATAAAGCTTCCTCAACATCAAATTGAAAACTATATAGTAAATTACCATCTTTATCAGAACCCACTACACCAAACTCTTGAATATCTGATGTTAAATAAACTGTAAAAGGAACATTGTCATAAGTTACAACTGAGTCATCTGCTAATGCTGTTATAAGAGGTGGTTCAATAGTTACAGTTGAAGCACTAGAACTTGAAGTTACATCTGCAACAACCATATATACTTTGTTGTGCGAGGCAAATTTAATAAAGTCTCCCGTCTTAAATCTACCTGCACCATCACTAGCAAATGCGTCCATTGCTATAGTTGTATCACCAACTGCGTGAACTCCATTGACTAAAACTGTTCCTGTTTCAGAACCTCTAGCATCTTCAATTTCAGGTGGGATAATTGTAAAATTTTCTTTACCGGATCTTTGTTTAATAATAAATCCCATAAGTTCTCCATAAACATCTGATCTTTTTGCTGTTATGATTTCTGCTGTAAAAGCAAATCTTTGACCATCTATTTGCCTTGCTAATTTTTTACCACTATCTGATTTAGATATTAAAGTCTTTTGAATAGACTTAATGCCCATTGTTGAGAATTTAGAATTAGATATAGGAAAAGCACCACTCATTATACTAAATTATTTCCACCTCTCTCATTAACAGCTTGGTTTATTATATTAGATATTGTTCCTCTATTTTGTACTAACATATCTTGAAATCCTGTTGCATCTAAAGTTGTTATTGAAAAATTAACATTTACAGGACTTCCACCTGTTCCTCTAGCTGATTGTGTTATTTGTCCTGTTTGATTTGGTACAAACATTTCAGCACCTCTTTCGCCAACTACAACAGGTTGTCCTTTTGATACTGCACCACCTCTTGATCTACCAAACCCTAAAAAAGAACTAGCCATTCTAACTAATGTACTTCCCATATCTCCACTTCCCTGAGATGATTGAATTGATGCTTGTATTCGTTTTTGATTAGTTATTAATTTTTCAATACCTAATTTTGTAATTAAAGCTTTTACTTGTTTTTGTTCTAAAGCTAAATTAATTGCTAATCTAATACCCATTTCAATAAAACCACTTAAAACTCTCAATAAAATATCCTGTGCCATTTTCTTAAATGTGTCTGATAATTTCTCTCCTAATATTATTGATCTTGATAAACTTTCTGAAACTTTAGTAATACCTGAATTAATACCCTCAGCAATCGTAGTGCTTATGTTGTGCAGTTCATTTTTTAATTTGTTAATAGCATCATTATTCAATTCTTTAAATTTAGATATAACTTTTTGTGTATTAGTTGGAACATTAACAGATAGTTCGTGTTCAAATTCTTTTATTTTCTGTAAAGTAAAACCTAATTCTTCAGTTATGTTTTCAATAGGAATTGATAATTCGTGTTCAAACTTTTTAATTTTTTGAAATTCAACTTCTACATCTCCTACTAATTTTTTTATTCTTCTATTTAAATCATCAAAAATTAAAAGACCACCAGCAATCTTTTGGAACATTCCACCAAAAGCAATTAACAATAATCCTAAAATAGCTTGTAATTGTCTAAAATTTTGAACAAGTTCTTTTATTGCTTCTGAAGTTTTAATTATTGCAACAGCAAATTTTTCACCTATTGATACTCCTAAATGTTCTAATGCTTCAGCATTATCTTCTGTAAATGCTTTTAAATCTCCAAGTTGTTCTTTAAGTTCAAAAAAGAAACCTCTTGTAATAGAAACTTGAAACATAAATAAAGTATCTTTTAAGTTTGATATTGTTCCTGATAAAGTTCTTGATAATTCTTCAATTAAATTACCAAATTCTCCACCTGTTCCAAATGCTTTTGCTAATCCTTTAATTGACTCTTGTACGTTTGTCCTAACACCTTGTGTGAACCCAGCCATTGCAGTAACACCTCGTTCTCTAAATAGTTCTGCACTAGCAATACCAGCACTAAATGATCTTTGTATCTGTAAAGAAGCTAAAGCAAAATCTCCACCTAATACTGTTGCTGTATTACCTGTAATTTTTAAAAGTTCTTCAAAAGAAACTCCAGCTTGTTCTGCTTGTTTTCTTACAGTTGCCAAAGCTGTAATACCTTGTTGGATATTTTCTAATTCAAATGGTGTAGTTTTTGCAAATTTAGTTACAATTTCTAATGCTTTACGACCCTCTTTTGCAGAACCAAATAATGCTTTAAGTTGAACACCTAAGTTTTCTATTTGAATACCTGTATTAACTATTGATTTTAAAACTAATCCAGCACCAAGACCAATAAAAGCATTTCTTAAATTAAAAACAGCACCTTTTACTTTTGCTAAACTGCCTTGTACTCTACTTAATGCCTGTTTAGATTTATCTTTTGCTACTATGTCTATATTAAGTCTTTGTGCCATTATCTTTTATACCTTTTTGCTTCAGCTAGTGATGATCTTGTTTTATACTCATCTTGCTCTTTTTTCAAGTAAGCTATCCAAAGATTATAATGGCTTACAGGCATATCTAATACCTCTTGGATTGTTAATTTAAGTCTATCAGCAACCACTAACAAAGATTGTGTGTCAGGGTCGCTATTTACTTTTTTAAAGATTCTTCTAGTGATGTATCTACTAATATTTTATTGGCTATTGTTGCAATAATATTTGAGTCTGCTT